CGAGCATTTTCCAAGACAGATGACGATCGACCAGCAGGCAGAGGCCTATGAAATGGCCTGGGAGAGGCTTGGAGGCACGCGCGTTCCACGTCGCAGCGAGCGTGATGGCGATGATGATCAGGGCGCGACGACTGAGGAGATCCTCCGTACACTGAGCTATCAGGTGCGCAAGCATTTCGACGCGATGGGCCTGCCCAATCCGATCAGGCGCACCGCTCCCTGGGGCTATGCGCTGTCGACCGAGATCGCTCCCTGGCTGGCTCACAACTATGGCGTGCCGCACCTGGCCAGGAAGGCTGCGTGATGCCGGCCACAAGGAAGCCAGCCCCAGGCAAGAAGTCTCAGGCAACCGGGAAGCGCAACGTCGCGAAGAACCCAGGCGTTGGGAAAGGCGGCATGCGCAAGCAGACGCACAAGCCGATCCAGCCGCCCCTGCACGAGATCAACGAGGTGATGCCCAAGGTCCTGGGCCGCATGTGCAATGGCGAGAGCCTGCGCGCCATCTGCCGCGATGTAGACATGCCGCACATCGGCACCGTGCTTCAGTGGGTGAGCGTCCACGAGGATCTGCGCATCCAGTACCAGGCTGCGCTCGCCATCCGTGCTGATACTCAGGCCGAAGAGATCATCGAGATCTCCGACGACGGCACCAATGACTATGTCGAGAAGGCGATGCGCGACGGGACCGTTGGTGTGGTGCTGCAGGCTGAGAACATCGCCAGGTCCAAGCTGCGCGTCGAGACGCGCAAGTGGTCGATGTCCAGGATGAACCCGGCCAAGTACGGCGATCGCAACACAACCGTGCTCCAGGGTGGTGACAAGCCAGTCGAGATCGCGACGACGACCGATCTGGATATGCGCTCGCTCGCGCGCCAGCTCGCCTTCGTGCTCACCCAGGAAGCAGAGAACCAGGTGGAGGCGATCGACCATGTCCCTGCTAAGTGAGATCGAAGCCAAGCTGCGGGCCATGCCTGAGGACAGGCTGTCCCAGGTTGTGGCGATGACCGCCAGGCACCCGCTGTCGAAGCAGGTGTGGATCCCGAACCCTGGCGCGCAGACCATGGCATTCAACTCGCCGGCGGACCTGCTGTACTTTGGAGGGGCCGCGGGAAGTGGCAAAACACAGGTGCTGCTTGGCCTTTCGCTGACACAGCATCGCGTGTCGCGCATCTTTCGTCGTCAGTACAAGGACATTGCGGGCGAGGGTGGCCTCGCGCCGGCGCTGTCTACCATCCTGAAGACATGGAAGGGATACAACTCGCAGTCGCACGTCTGGCATGTGGAGGGCACAGACAAGTCGATCGAGTTCGGCGCGTTCGAGAGTGACAAGGATGCCGAGAGCTTCCAGGGGCGCGCCGCTGACTTCATGGGCTTCGACGAGGCCGTTCACTTCCCACATCACCAGATCAAGTTCCTGTCAGCCTGGAACCGTACTGCAGTTGCCGGCCAGCGTTGCCGCATCGTGTACGCCAGCAACCCGCCAGTGTCGGCGACGGGCCTCTGGGTGTTCGATGTGTTCGGTCCATGGCTTGATCCTGCGCACCCCAATCCCGCCAAGGCAGGCGAGCTGCGATATTACGCGTCGATCGGAGGCAAGGAGACCGAGGTTGACGCTGACTATGTAGGCGTTGTGGTCGACAGCGGAGGCACCGAGATCGAGGTGAAGCCAAAGTCTCGCACGTTTATCCCTGGCTCGCTGAGCGAGAACCCCGACCTGGTCGAGAGCGGCTATGCTGCCCAGCTCATGTCGCTGCCGAAGCATCTCCAGGACGCGCTCCTGGGCGGCAAGTTCACGGCGGAGCTTGAAGACCAGGATCGCCAGGTGATCCCGGTCGAGTGGGTCCTGAAGGCGCAGCAACGCTGGGCGCTGCGTCGCGTCGAGCTGGAGCGGTTGCCGATGACGTCAGTCGGTGCGGACATTGCCGATGGTGGCCAGGACCGCATGGTTGTGGTCGCGCTGCACGGCACCACGTTCAGCGAGCCCAAGATCAAGCCTGGTCGCGATGTGAAGGCCACTGAGCAGAAGGCCTCGATGATCCTGGAGGTGGCCAAAGACGACCCACAGATCGTTGTCGACTGCGGTGGCGGATATGGCGGCGGGCTGTGCGATATGCTGGAGAGCAACCACTTCCGCGTGGTTAGGTTCAAGGGGGCGGAGAGCGCTCCAGGCAAGGACCGCGATGGCGTGCGTGAGTTCGCTAACGCCAGGGTCGCCTCGATCTGGCGGTTCCGCGAGGCCCTTGACCCTGAGCGTGGCGACAACATTGCCCTGCCACCGTCGCGCGAACTGATGATGGAGCTGACGTCCTTCCGCGAGGCCCCCCACCAGGAGCAGCGCAAGATCATCAAGATCGAGGACAATTCCGACATCAAGAAGCGCCTGGGCAGGTCACCCGACCTGGCGTGGGGCTACTTCCTGGCCTGGGCAAACCCAGATCCGGTCGAAAAGTCCAAGCGCGCCAGCTACCTGGCGAAGCGTACAGGCGCGCGCGCAAACCACGGCGCCATGCGGAACCGGGGCAAAGTCATTGGTCGCAACTGACGTTCACGACGCGGGGATAGCGTAGCCAGCATGAACAAGAGACCCAAAGGCGTTATGGGCACGGTCATGGCGGCTGCCAAGCCGACTGCGGCGCCGGTGATCCCAACGGCTGACGACGCCAACGTGCGCCTGGCCGGCCTGGAGGCGCTTCGCAAGCGCCAGAAGACCATGAGCCGCTCCTCGACCAACATGGGCCCGGCTCTGGGCGACGCTCCGATGGGCGATACAGGGCCCTACTCGTCGACTGTGCTGGGGTAATTCATGGCCGACGGCGTTGTCAGCAGGGGTCGCGACCCCGAACACATGAAGCGCAAGTCATCGAACGAGCGCGCGAAGAAGTGGCGCGCGCGGTCGAAGGATATGTTCAAGAAGCAGAACAGCTTTCTGAGCCTATGGCAGGCCCAGGCGGAGATCTTCTACCCGGAGCGTGCGGACTTCACGATCAAGCATTCCGACGCGATGGAGCGCTACGAGGGTCTGCACACAGGCGAGCCTCAATACCTGCGCCGCGAGCTTGGCAACAAGATTGGCGCGCTGCTCCGCCCACGTGGTCGAGACTGGTTTAACCTGGCCACAAACCCAGAGGAGAACGGCGAAGAAGACGACGCTCGCAAGTGGCTGGAGCGCATGACCAAGCGCCACAAGAACATCGTGTATGACAAGGATGCGATGTTCGTTCGGTGCATGAAGGAGAGCGACCACGATTACGTGACGTTCGGCAACTCGATCGTGTCGCACACCTACAACTCTACCTATTCGGGCATGCTCTACAAATGCCTGCACCTGCGCAACAATGCCTGGAAGCAGGACTACTCCGGCAAGGTCAACGAGAACCACGAGAACATGATCCTGACGCTGTCGGAGATGGCGCGCATGTTCGGCAAGGACGCGCTTCCGAAGAAGCTGAAGGAGCGCCTGGATAAGCATCCGCACGAGTATCACACGATCATCCGCTGCGTTGCGCCACTCAGTGAATACGAGACTGATGCTGACGCTGACATCGACGCCCTGGCGCAAGATGGGTTTGAGTTCTGCTCGCTCTACATGACCCAGGACGATTACGATCACCAGGACAACCCGGTCCTGGCTGAGGGGCATTTCCGCTGGTTTCCCTACACGCACCGTCGCTGGATGACCGTGAGTGGCGAGGACTATGGCCGCTCGGCTGTCACTGGCATCGCACTGGCCAATGGTCGCACGCTGAACGTCGCCGAAGAGGCGCTGCTCACCGGCATCGAGCTGGCTGTCGAGCCGCCCAAGGTCGTGGCGCATGACAGCATGCTGTCCAACTTCAGCTTCCGTGCTGGCGAGGTTGCGATCCTCGACGACGACTATGATTACCGGCGCCACGGCGATGCGGTGCAGTCGATCAAGGTCGGCGAGGTTCGCTACGCGATGGAATTCAAGACAGCCGAGCTGCAGTTCCTGGGCCGCGTGTTCTACGAGAACCTGCTCAAGCTGCCGGTCGAGCACGAAATGACGGCATCCGAGGCGGGCATGCGTACCGACCAGATGATCCAGGAGGGCGCGCCTGTCTTCGAACCGATGGAGGAGGACCAGGCATCCATCATGGACGCCACCTTCAACCGTGCGATGGCCAAGGGCGCGTATGGCAGGATCCTGCCGGACGGATCCATCGAAGGCCTGCCGCGCTCCCTGGAGGGCGTGAAGACCGAGTTCAACTTCGACACGCCCATCAGCCGCGCACTGAAGCAGCGCAAGTCGCAGCAATTTGACGAGCTGATGGTTCGCGTCGCCGGCCTGGCCCAGCTCGCCCCGGTCTATCCCGAGGCGATGGAGGTTTTGTCCAACGTCGACCTGGACGAAGCCATGCGCGACGCGGTGATCGGATCCGCGCCTGCTACCTGGCTGCGCAACAAGAAGGACGTCGAGGCCATCCGCGAGGAGCGGCACCGCGAGCAGGCCGTGGCCCAGCAACAGGCTGCCGCGATGCAGATGGCGGAGACGGCTGCCAAGGCCAACCCCGAGAACATGAAGATGCTCGATAAGGCCATGCAGGAAGGTCAGCAATGAAGCTGTCGTTCCAGAAGCCAGGCGCGATGGGGGATGTGTCACCGCGTGAGCGGGCGGCTGTCTTCCGGACCATGCGCGGCATCGGCAACACCAACGACCAGATGCTCGCGATGCGCGTCATCCTGCAGAAGATCTGCCAGGTCGACGCCATCCCAGACCCCGATTTATCGGCAGAAAAACAGGCCTACGCGGCAGGTTCACGGGCCTGTGGAATTATCCTGATGCAACTTGGAGAGATCGAGATCAATGCCACCCGAAGCAGCAGCAGTGCAGACCCCAGCGACGCCCGCGACACCAGCGGCGGCGACGCCTAACACCCCGGCAACACCGGCAACCCCGGCTGCTGCCGCTACGCCTGCAGCGGCTGCATCCGCTGCGGGCGCCCCATCGTCGCCGGCGCCTGCGGCTACTCCTGGAACCCAGAGCCCCCCTGCAGACTGGCGTGACGTTATCGCCGGCGACGATACCAAACTGCGCAAGAGCCTCGATCGCTATGCGGACCCCAAGGCCTATCACAAGGCCTTCAACGATACGCAGACCGCGCTGCGCGACACGGGTCGCATCAAGATCCCAGGCGAGGGCGCAACCGACGAGGACATCCGGTCTTTCAAGGAAGCGCGGAAGATCCCGGAGAGCTTCGAAAAGTACGAGATCACCGCGAAGCCGCCGGAAGGCCTGGAGATCAACGATCTCGACAAGGCCATGCTGACGCGCATCACCCAGCGCCTGCACGGCACCAACGACCTGCGCGCCGACCCCGCAATCGTGAACACCGCTCACGAGCTGTATTACGAGATGGCCGCTGAGCGCGAAGCCCAGATGACCGTCGCCGCGACAAACGCCAACAAGGTCACCACCGATGCGCTGAAGCAGGAGTGGGGCGTTGACTACAAGCTTAACATCGCCCTGGCCCATGCCGCTGTGGCGCGTCACTTCGATGTGGCGGACCCCAGGGACATCTTCAACATCGTGCTCGCTGACGGTTCCCGCCTGGGAGACAACAGATCGTTCGTGAAGGCTTTCACCAGCGTTGGTCGCTCGCAGTCCGAGGATCCGATGGTGGCCAAGGCCCTGGGCCTGGAAGCCGCCAACGGCAAGACGCTCGACGACCGCGTCAAGGACATCATGAAACTTCGCAACGGATCACCGTCCGATCGCGAGCAGTACAACAAGAAGCAGGGCGAGCTTCGCCAACTGAAGCAACTGCAACTTAACACCCAGCGTCGAGACGCCTCGACGCGCCGGGCCGGCTGACGCGAAGGGCTTGCGTTAGTCGACACGGCCAAGGCCTACCCGCGAAAGCGGCCCCTTGTGGATCCAACTGCCAGGCGACAGCCCCGGAGCAATCCGGCCTACCTGCCGCCGCGCATGACAGCCCTGTCTAGACTTTGACCCCAATTGCCAGGGACAGGAGATCATTATGCCCGGCGTGAACATGATCGACACAGTCGATCGCGAGATTTTCAACGACGAATTCCACGAAGACTACGAGCGCACCGAACCGGAGCTGCTTCGCTTCGTGAACACGAACGGCATCATCCAGGCCGGCACCGTTCACTTCGACATCATCGACCCCACGGATGAAGCTGAAGAGCGCGCCCGTGACGGCAAGATCCCCAAGTCGCAACTCGGCATGAGCCGCGTGTCGACCGGGATCCAGGAGAAGTTCAAGTCGTTCAAGATCGATGACTTCGATCTGTTCAAGAACAACCCGAACGTGCGCAACCAGCAGGTCAAGAAGTCGATCATCGCCTGCAACAAGTCGATCGACCGCAAGATCTACAACACGCTGAAGTCCGGTCAGCAGATGTACAATGGTGGCGCGGCGGTCGTGCTCAACTCGTTTGGCACCTGCCTGGATCTGCTCGACCAGTTGTGGTCGGACGAGATCCCGAACGATGGCACCGTGACCGCGCTTATCTCGACGCGCGCAGAGGCGCAGCTCCTCAAGATCGAGGAGTTCAAGAACGCCAACGCCTACGTCGACGTGAAGCCTGTGAACGAGGGCGCCGGCACCAAGAAGGTGCGCAAGTGGCTCAACGTGAACTGGGTCACGTGGACCGGCATGGATGGCATGAAGACCAACGCTGCGGACTGCATGCTCTGGCACCCGACCGCGTGCGGTCACATGCTCGACGGCATGCCCGTGACCAACCTCTTCTACAACGACGAGGATGACTATCACGGCAACTGGGCTCGCATCCGTCATGGCGGGGTCGTGTGTCTGCAGCGCGGCATTCTGCGCTTCCGTCACGACGACACCGCGCCCCTCTAAGGACATTGGCCTGGGGGTGGTTCGCCACCCCCAGAGCTTCAGGAGAACAGGACTATGGCTTACAATCCCACTTTCATGCGCAACACCGAGATCGTCTCGGGGGCGCTTGGCTGCAACGAATTCCACTACGACACGACCGATGCGTTTGCGACGGTTGGCGCTGCCGGCTACATCAACAACGCCCGCGATCTTGGTATGCAGGTCGGTGACCTGGTCTGGGTTCGCACCTGGCCGCGCATGCCGAACCGCAACCTGGGCGTCAACCCGGTCAACGTGAAGTCTGGCGACGTGCTCAAGGGCGACCTTGTGATCGGCGCCGCGGCTGACATGGTGGCCAAGGCCTTCACCGCTACCGGCGCTGTCGCTTTCGCCTCTGGCGTTCCGACCCTGGTCATGGCGCGTGTGATCTCGGTCGACGATGAGGTCGGCTCGCCGACCTACAACCAGGCCGATCTCTCGCCCGGCACGGTCGTCGCCTAACGGACTTCCCAGGGGTTTCCCCCTTCCCATGGGTAGGAGGATGGGCTTCTCTCGCGGCCCATTCATTAGGGCGGGTTAGGTTCCTCCAAGGCCTAACCCGCCTTTTTTTTGCAAAGGACCACACCATGCCTGTTACCTGCCCAGCCAAGGCCCTGATCGTCGACGCCGACTACCGGCATACAGGGGTTTTCTTCTGTCTCGTTCCTGCGGAACACACGATCCAGGATGTTAAAATGCCGGAGTATTTCGGCATGGTCGCGGCCCGCGCCGGCCTGCGGGTCAACGACCGGATCACCGTCCGCTCCCAGGACGCCAGCTACTTCCTGGATCTCCTGGTCCGCGCGGTCTTCCCTGGCGTTTCCCAGGTCCATACGGCGGTCATCCATGAGCGCGTGTTCACGGGGGATGCCGACCTGCCAGAGGGCTATGAGATCGCCTGGCGTGGCGCTGATGGCATGTACGTGATCATCCACAATGGCCGCGATGTTGAGGCTGGCCTTCCCACGCGCGACGCGGCGCAGATCCGCGCCGGCGTCCTGGCTGGCGTCCAGCTCCAGGCTGCGAAGCAGGCTCACGTCGAGAAGCAGCCTGCGACCCCGGCCAAGAAGAAAACGCAGACCGAAGCCAAGCTGGAGGTCTAAGACCATGGCGAGCAAGGACGCGATCATCAATGACTGCCTCACCCTCCTGGGTGAGCCGCGTGTAACCTCGCCACTGACAGATGGGTCGTCCTGGGTCGTGAAGATCCGGGACGCCTATGTCGACTGCACCAGGTCGCTGCTTGAGGACCATGACTGGTCTTTCGCCATGAAGATGGTCAACTCGACAACGCCGGAACCGACACCGCCCCTCGACTGGCCATATGCACACAAGAAGCAGCCAGACTGGATGCGGACCGTGACTGTCGATCGCGTGGCGCGGATCCCGCTCCGCCCTGGATCCAGCCGCTACGAGTTCGAGGACCGTGGCAACCTGATCCTGGCGGGGCATGCCAGCATCTACGTCTGGTACATCTCGAGCGATCTGATTGATCGCGAGGGTGCGTGGCCCCAGAAATTCGCAGATCTCCTGTCAGCCGAAGTCGCCAATCGCGTCTGCCCTGTGACCGATGAAAGCTCACTCACCATCCAGCGGATCGACGCCGCGCTGCTCAGGCGTCGCAAGGACGCCAAGGTGTTCAACGGCACCAACCAGGACGCGGGCCAGAAGCGTGCGCCGGGCCGATGGGCCAGGGCGCGTAGCTGGGGTTCGAAGCGCGGCATGAATTACGA